CCTTCAGCTATGTTATATATTTCAGGCTTTTCAGCTTTTGCTTTACTACTTGAACCAATACCAGACTGCACAGGAGGAGTGACAGGTTTAACATCAATTCCTGATAAATCCTTCATTATTTTTGTTTTTTCGCCGTTCAGCTTGGCTTTTTCTTCCCTGATTTTCTTTAACTGCTTATCGTAGTCATTATTAGGGTCAACGTAGGATAAACCAGTTTTCCAAGCTGCAAAACCGTAGTTTTGGCTCATGACATATTTGTCTTTTTCTTTTTGAATTTTTTCTTCTTTAATGTTTAGCTGTTTGGTTTTAGCCAAAATTATTTCATTTGCGATTAATTCTTTTGTTTTTTCTGAAATTTTGCCTTTAAGCCTCAATTCTTCTTCAAGTTTTTGTGCATATTTCGGGTACATTTTTGTAATTTCAGCTATTGCAGCACTTAAAAGCTTTTTCTGCTCGTTATTTTTATTCTCAATACTGGATAACCGTTCAATTTGCTTTAAAAGCTCCTTGGTTCTTGAAGTTTGCTGGTCGGTTCTGGTATTAATATCAGCAATAGCCCTTTCCAGATTCTTATTTCTCTGCGTATAAAGATAAATGGCAGCAGCAGCTGCACCAACTCCGACAGCCACCCAACTCCATGGGTTAGCTAGTAATGCTGCTGTTGTTGCAACAATTGCAGGAATAAGTTCTGATTTCATATACATAGAAAGAAGTCTTATTTGATAGGCTAAATTATCAATATTAGTGATAAAAGGCAGTATTTTAGCCAATGGAATAGCAAGGGCAAAGACGGTAAGAGCTGTCGCACCATCTTGAATAGTGCCTATAAGTTCCTGATTAGAACTTATCCAGTCGCCTGAAGATTTTATAGCTTTATTTAAACTTTTAGCCAAATCATCAAGAGCAATAACCGTTGATTTAGCTACAGGCAGAAGCATCTCCCCAAGAGTTCTCGCAACTTGAGTATAATCATCCCTCATAGTTGAAACGATGCCTTGAAAAGTCTGCGATTGCTTATCCATCATTCCAAAGAACTGACCGCCTGAATTAGTCATGCTTCTTAGAGCTTTATCAACATCAGCGAAGCCGACTTTGCCCTTTGAAACCATATCGAATAATTCGACTGTAGTTACGTTAAATTGTTTAGCCAGAGCATCCATAAGAGGAACGCCGGCTTCTGTGAACATATTAAGTTCTTCAAGTGTTGCTTTGCCTTTAGCTTTTAATTTTCCGTAAGCTAAGGTTAAGCGGTCTAAAATCTGCTCTTGACCTTGAGATAAATCACCGAGTCTTTTTAGCCTGTCAACTACTTCTGTAGCTGAAATGCCAAAAGCGATAAGTCTTTTTGAACCTTCAACAAGTGACGGAAGTTCAAAAGGAGTTTGAGCTGCCATTGCCTGTAAATCTTGAAGATGTGCAGTAGCAGCTTCTGAACTTTTAAGCATTACTTCAAAAGAAACTTTGTATTGTTCAAAATCCCCTGCTGCTTTTATTGCAGCATTACCGATAGAAGTAATTGCAGCACCGATTCCAATCCCACCAAGAACTGTGCCGAGGCTGGTCAAAGTTGACCTTGTAACAGCTCCAAGTTCGTTCAAAGCTCTTCTATACTGCTCATTATCAAGCGATATTCTTATTCGTACTTCTCTGTTATCAGGCATTAAAAATTCTCCGTTGCATCTGCAAAGGCTTCTTCATCTTCAATTTCTTCGGTTTGATTAATTTGAGAATGAAATTTAAGAAGGGAGGAGATGGTTTTGATGGTCGAAGAAAAAAACTCTTGCCGGCTCATTTTTAGAACCACAGTCGCTATGTAGTACCATCCTGACCAGCTCCAGTCTGCTTTTTTTCGGTGGTTTCCTCATCTTCAAGATTTTCCTCCTGCGATTCTGGAAGATTAGCTATAAGAGTGTTTATTAACTCTTTTGAAACGTTTGCAAGTTCTGTTAAATCAAGATTCCACAGTTTTTCAATATCAATTTCTTCTTTGATTTTGAGAGGTTCAGCAGGATCAAAAGAATCAAAAACAATTGTCGAACCCCATATTGCAGCAATAACGGAAGTTAAATCACCTTGAGATAACTTTGGCAAAAGGTCGCTTGGGCTTATGCCGAATCTGGCTTCAATAGCTGCAAAGTTTCTTAGAGTAAATTTAATCGCTCTTTCTTTACCCAGAATATTTATCTTTATTTCAGCCGGAATTATTTCATTTATTGTCATTTCTCACCTCTTAGGTTGTTAAAGCTGTTTCTGTAGCGTAAAGGTCTATAGTTCTAAGCTTTGCACTATTTGCTCCATTTACAGGGACAAGAGCCTTGCCTGAAACTGGGAAGCTTGAGTATTGAGCTTCTTCAAGATTTGTTTCAACACCGCCAGCGATACACTTTGGAATTACAAAGTGAGCGTCTTTTACGGTAGTGTTTTTGCCTGTATATTTAACTTTGGCTTCAATCTTAAAATACGGAGGCTCAGCATCAGACTCCAGTGCCAGCGAATGTTTTTCTGTTCCTTCTGTGCCTGTTGTGGTTAAGGTATCGCCTTCTAAAAGAGCTATAACATCAAGGTCAAGAAGATTTCCTTCTAATGCCCATTCTCCGTCAATCAGTTCGTTAAACTGGTCTGTGGTTTTGCCGTTGTGTTTGCACTGATATGTTTCAAAATTTGGCTTAAAATGCAGTTTTTTAACCTGCGGAATCTCAATTCCAGTCGTGTAAGTCATTCCAAGATCGTCATCTGTCAGGAGTTTATATATTTTCAACTGTTTAACAGAAAAAATATACGATTGTTTTGCTAATGCCATTTATTTCACCTCTTTTCACTAATCAGTCGGAGCTAAAGTATTGAATTTCATCACATAAACCCAGACACCTTTTTCTTCAAGAACAAAATCATCCGATACAGGATACATTTTCAGGCATCCTTCGGGTTCAAAACCTGTCAGGGTTTCTTTAACTATTTCTAAAAGCGGATAAACATCCCTGTTTGTTTTTAGATTCCTCTGGACAACATAAATATCAAATTCAAGAGTTCTGGTCTGAGCGTTTGAGTTTGGATTATCTGGGTCTGAGAACTTTGAACCAGCGTAATTAATCAGTACCGCACCTTTTGGATGGACAAAATTAACCAGATAATCCCTGACATTTGCCGGAAAACTTTCTATTGAATAGCCTGAAATTTCATCTTTGATTTTTTGATTTATGGAATTTTCAATATTTAAAATCACTTTAAATCGCCTTTATTCTTTGATATAATTAGGTTGTTTTCGAATAGGTGTTTTGATGATAAGTTTATTTGATTTATTAGTTGATATTTTGGGAAGTCTTTGTCAATATAACGCTTTTAACTCTATTGATTTTTTGAATTTTTATAAAAAATATAAAACTTGGTTTTTTATTTTCTTCTTTTTAATCCTGTCGTTTGTTACATTTTTAATTATTAAACTTATTGGTTTTTATACTTAATAATTATCCAGAACTTCTTTTGAGAATAATTGCTGGTTTAAACTTATCCTTGAAACATAATCCGCTGATGCTTTTGGAGTCTGGACCTCGTTTACTCCGATTGAAACCCTGCCTGTTTGAATATCAGAGAGAATTTTCAGAGAATCCTTGTAAATTGCTGTTATGGATTCAGGAATTTCTGTTGTCATTCTTCTGGAGTAAAGCCAGTAAACTGCAAGCTCAGTGGATAAATTCTTAATTAAGCCGGGTGTTTGAGCTAAAGGAAGGTTGTATCTTCCCCTTATATATCCGTCTATAATTTCATCCGCCCAGCTTATAGCGGAATTTACTTTGGGTGAATCAATTTCGCCTGAGCCTGTATCATCAGTAAGCTGAATCAAAGTATCAGGCGAAACTCTGTTTTGTAAGTCTGAAATAGTTGAATAACTCATCAGACTAATTTCACTCTGATAAATTCACCTGCACCGCTTGCAGTATCAAGAGCATAACCGTTAATTGCTTGTGGTAATACTCCACCTGCAACTGTATTTACACTTGTTGAAGTAACTACTTCTCCGTTAGCAGCAGTTGATGTTACAGGAGTTGCACCAGCTTCAACGCTTGAAGTTATAGCTGAGGTTACAGCTAAAACGGTTGCTTTTACTGCTCGTCCTGCATCAGCTCCTGTGCCTGAAGAAGCAAGGGGATCACCGACTGCGATGACTCCTGCTGATTCAACAAGCATTATTCCTGATAAAACTACAGGACACATTTCGCCTGAATTAGAATCAACGTCTGATATACCAAGAGCTTTAGCATCTGCTACGCAATAATTGCCGTCAAAACCCACAAATCTGTGTTTTAACAAGTTTGAACCTGCAACTATGCTTTCTATAATTCCGGGTTTTATTGTTTTAAATGTCATTGATTATCCTCCTTCTTCTCAGGATTTTCGGGATTTTCTAACTTTTCGGGTTCAGTTTTTTCAGGCTGGGAGTTATCAGGTTTTTGAGCTTCAGATTTTTTACCGTTTTTCTTTTTAGTTTCTTCCTGAAAATCCTGAATTGGTTCAAGATAATCAAGCAGGGATTTAGCCTCATTCTCAGTAAGCTCAACGACCTCACCCTCCTTAACTTTTTCTCCGTTATGGAGAATATCCGTATTTTTAACTTTATATTTCACGTTTTTACCTCTTTAAACTTGAATTCAAACTTTGTAATATATTTTTAGTTTGTATCTTTAATCAGGTATCCTGCTTCAGCACCGACAAGAAACGGTGTATAAATATCGGTTGCTCTGATGTATTTGACTTTATTTCCTTCTTTTGAATACTCATCAATATTTAGAGAGTTTTTCTTTTTGATGGTATAGGCAAAAGCAGGGTCATACTCTGTTCTTGAACTTAACTGCGGAACGTAAGCCAAAACTATGTTATCCTGCCAAACTCTGACAAAATTACCGGCTTCATCCACAAATACAGATTTGCCGATTACAATGTTTTGAATTTCAAATATTTCTTTAAGGAAATTCAAAGAAACGATTTTATTCAGGTTATTGCTTATCAAACCTTGAATTTGAGGGTGTCTTTTAAGATTTTTCCAAGTATCGTGACCGATAACCATAGTATTTGGATCTTGAGCAATTTTTCCTGCAATTGCATCTTTAGCGTCTTCAATTACTCCGACAGGGTTAGAATTTGTATGATCCGTGAACTTTGACGTTCCTGAAAGCGTAATTTTATGTCCTGTGGGAAATTTATCGACATCTTGCACTAAATCAGCACACTGCTTTTCATGCTTTAGCCTTAAGCCTTCTGTAACAACATTTGTCGCATGGAGCTGAAGTTTAACTTTTTTGGATTCCTCTTCTTCCCTGTAATCAATCGGATAGGCTAAATCGTGCTCTGTAAGAGTTGCGGTCTTTTTGGTGAAACCCTTCGGACTTACAACATTGGAGTTGGCTCTGATTGCTCTTTCTGTGTTATAGACAGAAAAAGCTTCTTTGTTAAATTCAAAAATATCAACCTTTTCAAGGTCTGAAGTAATTTCGGGGAATAAATTCCCTGCAATAAATGCGTTATTGCTGTAGCCTCTTGCGACTTCTGACAGATAAGCATTTATCCTTAATTCATCAAGTCTGCCCAATTTTTATCTCCTTGTTTTGTTTTAAATTAAACTATTTGTACAGCTTCAAAAGAGCATCTCTAAAGGAGATACCTTCTTTTTCGCTCATTAATTTTGCCTGATTATAAATCTCTAAGCTGTCCTCGCTTGCATTTTCAAAGCTGACAGTTTCAGGCTCGGTTTTATCCTGTTTCTTTTTTGTGGCAATTTCATCAAATTCCACCTGCTTTGGCAGGGCTTTGATAAATTCTTTAAATTCATCAATCGGACTGCCTTCTTCAAACTGAGGAACACTGTCAAGCACCATCAGGATTTTGATACTTAAATCTCGCTGGTTTGGAGTTAAGTTTCCGTAAGCAATTTGTTCATTTAAGAACTGCTCAAACTCGTTTCTTCTCATTTGAAGCCTAAGTTTTTTAAGTTCTTCCTCAGCTTTTTGCCTTGCTATGTCAGCTTCTTGAAACTTATTGATTTGATCACGTAAGGACTGGACTTTGTCATTAAGTCCATGAAGGACTTCAAGTCCCTTGACTTTATCCGTCTGCTGGCTAAAGGTCTTGATTTGGGTTTCGATTTCTGACATTTGTTCTGAAAGTTTAGCAATTTCACTTTTAAAATCCTCTGCTGGCTGAGTTTTTTCAGGCTTTTCAGTTTCTAATTCAAAAACATAAATATCAGACTCGGCTTCTTTAAATTCAACAGGCTCCATTCCTTTAATCTGGGGAATTGCAGCACCAAGAAAAGAAACCGCTTTTAAATACGGTTTTTTGCCTTCAAGTTCTCTGTATATTTCAACAGA